GAATGCCCTCGCAAATAATGTAGTGTTTTGTTGTTATTTCCAGGTGTGGAATCCGTCTGAACCGAAACAGCTCCGTAGCCTCCGAAAAAGCCGCCAAATTCGCCCAACGTTCGCTTCCGTGCCGACCTTCGACAAACACTCGCATCTCTGCGACAACGCCCACAGTCTTCCAATTAAAGCCCTCTGAATCGATTCTTTCCATCTCGATGCAAAGTTGCGCTTTCCTGTTCATCAGTCCAAGTGCCATAAGCCTACACCTTCCAATCTCTGTCCAAAATCAACAGCCGATTTACAGTGTTCCAAACTTCCGCCGCCGCTTGGGGCGAGTTAGCAAAAAAGCCTGCCGTAGAGCCATCCCTACTTTCGTAGAAATGGCTGGCAAGCATAACCACCCCTTGAAGGGTAGTTTCACTCATTTCGTTGTTTCTGTAATAGTTCCGTTCCAAGTGCTGATAGCTTTCCGCATAGGATATTGCGGCAGCAATGTAAGCACTGATGATTCCGTCATCGTCTGTAAAGTCAATTATTAAGTTTTTCTTGACTCGCATTAAAATTGCTTTGTTATCCATTACTGCCGCCCTCCTATGTTTCTGCTTACGAACCTGCCTTGACCTTTAAAATCTTGACAGCCTCGGGAAGCACAAGTCTTGCATCAAGTCTCTTGGTAGCCAAGAAACCGATTTGTCCTTTGTCTGCGTAAAGTTCGTTCAAACGCTTGAAAGTGATGCCTTCTCTGTCTCCTACCCAGTAATAGGAAAGGTCACCGAATGCTATGACTTTCTTGCCCGCCGCAATGCCGGGGATGGAGTTGGACGAATACACGGGTCTGCCGAGAAGCGTATCGGGAAGTCCTACCTGTAAGGAAGGCTGCCAGAGGTACTGCTTGTTTTCGTCCTTGAGTTTTCTGATTGCCTGGATGGTGCTGTCGTTCAACAGCCATACTGCGTTCTTGCGGTAAGGTGCGCGAAGGCTGTGGTAAAGGTCGATGAGTTCGTCCGCCGTTATTGTGTTCGCCGCCGTGGTAACACCAACTTCGCCGCCTTCCCTATCGTCAAAGAGACCGAAAGGTCTGTCCGTACCCGTGCCGGACACAAACGCATCTTCCTCTGCGTTGGAAATCTGTCTGTTGAATTCCTGACGGAAATAACTCTCAAGGTCGAATGCGGAGTCGTTTAACAGTTCCTCCGAAACCTTGATGAGCGCAGTCAGTTTGTGCGCGCCGATGGACTTCTCTGAGAACTTCTGCGTGGTCTCGGGAATCGATGCGCCTTCGTCCGTCCAGGTTGCCGAGCCGTGTGCCGATACAACGGGAATCTTGTGTGCGCCCGATGCCGTGGTGAAAACGTGTGCGAGTTTACGGATAACGAGCGTATCGTTCAATCCGTCAATGAGCGTTTTCTCAAAGGTATCCGGCACAAGGAAACCGCCATCTGCATCCGTGCCTTCCGAGAGTGCGTTCAGCACTTCCGAGCCAGGCGTCTTCTTACGCATAACGTTCCAGAAGTTCTTCTTGTAACCCTTGGATGCTCTGCCCTTGTTATCGTCATCCTCTGCCGTAGCCGACATAGGTTTTGCCGTTAAGGGTGCGTTCACGGGTTTGTTGAGTTCTGCCTCGATTGCATCCTTGCGCTCTCTACGCTTGATTTCCGTGGTCAAATCTTCGAGTTCTTTTTCCATCTTGTTGTAGGTGGCGTCGTCTTCCGCCGAAAGTACACCTTTTTCGTTTGCGTGGGTGTCAAGGAACGATTCCATTGCACTCCACAGCTTTGCCCTGCTGTCTCTTAATTCAGCGATTGTTTTCATTTTTTATTCCTCCGAATTTTAAATAAATTTTTTGATTGTTTGAAGAGCGATTTTAAGCTCTGCGACTTTCCGTCCCTGGGGAACGGGTTCTTCAGTTGTTGCATTTTGTGCAACTACTGCCTTTGCCTTTTCCTTCGATACCTTGGCGGTGATACGGCCCCACATAGCGTTGTCAGTCTCCTTTGCGGAAAACATAAACGCCTCGGTTGCGACTTTCTTGTCATCTTCGATAAGCGCATCCGCGAAACCAAGCTCAATGGCTTTTTTTGCGTTCATCCACGTTTCGTTTTCCATAAGGTGTGAAAGCACCGCTCTTGATTGACCCGTCTTGATTTCGTAAGCATTGATGATTGACTGTTTCACTTCGTCCAAAAGGTCGATTGCTTTCTGCATGTCGTTGTGGTCACCGAAAGCCATAGTCGAAGGATTGTGAATCATCATAAGCGCCGTGGGACTCATCAGCACCTTCGTTCCCGCCATTGCGATTACGCTTGCTGCCGATGCCGCAATTCCGTCAATCTTGACTGTAACTTCGCCCTTGTAGTCCATCAGCATCGAATAAATTTGACTTGCCGCCACGCAATCTCCGCCGGGACTGTTAATCCAAATCGTGATTGCACCGCTTCCTGCGTTCAATTCGTCTTTGAACATCTTCGGGGTTATGTCATCGTCAAACCACGACTCGTCCGCTATCGTGCCGTTCAGCTCAAGGACTCGCTCGGGTGTTTCGCCGTCTTGGTTTTTCCAATTCCAAAACTTCCTCATTCTCTGTCTCCTTTTCGTTATTTTTTTCTGCATAAGCACCTGCTTGGTTGAGCGGGAGCATATTGCCGTTTATAAGATACAAGTCCCCACCTTGCTCGGGGGTTAACTTATCCAAGTCTTCAAGCTCACGGATATCGTTTGCCGACATCCATCCGTTCTGCCTTGCGATTGCGTATCCGTTCATGCGGCTTTGATAATCACCACGCAGCAAGCCTTCCAACTTGAACTTGAAAAAGTACACCTTCTTCTCGTCTTCGGAAAGCAGTGAGCGTGAGAGCGATTGCTCCCAACGAACCACCCACGGGTCAAGCGTGTATTTGACGAACTCAAGACTCTGTTGCTCTATATTTGAAAAGCTCGACTTCTCAAGGTCTCCAACCATATGCGGTGGAACTCTGAAAATTCGAGCTATTTCGTTTATTTGAAATTTGCGTGTTTCCAGGAACTGCGCTTGCTCGGGCGAGATGGAAATCGGTGTGTACTTCATTCCTTCTTCAAGCACTGCAACCTTGCCCGAATTTCCGCTTCCGCCGAACTGCGACTGCCAAGCCTCTCGAACCCTTGTTGGGTCTTTGATTGTGCCGGGATGTTCAAGCACACCCGAAGGTGCTGCGCCGTTCGCAAAGAATTTACTGCCGAACTCCTCCGTTGCGATTGCTAAGCCGATAGCGTTTTTCGCCATTGCTATGGGACTATACCCCACCAACCCGTCAAAGCCAAGTCCAGGAATATGCAACACATCCTTCGGCTCAAGCGTTACGGACGAGCCTTGCATTGTGTTCGCTTCGCCTTCGCTGCGTGTGTAGGTATAATAGAGTTTTCCGCTCTCATCCCTATCCACTTGCATCTTGTTTGGCATCAGCGGATACAAGGCAATAATCTCACCCTTGCCGTTTCGGATTATTTGTGCATACGCATTGCCCCAAAGCAGCAAGTGTGTCATCAGCGTTTCGCGGAACACAAACGAACTCATCTCGGGGTTCGGCTCATCGTGCAGTAAGTGATAAAGGTTTGTGTCGATTGCCATTTCCTTCGAGCCATCTTCCTTGTACCGATAGAAATGCAACGGCAACCCTGCAACCGCTTCCGAAAGTATTCTCACGCAAGCATATACCGCAGTCATTTGCATTGCACTTCGTTCGGTTACCGATTTGCCCGATGACGAACTTCCCATAAAAAAGGCGAAACTGCTGCCCGCAGTTCTGTCCTTAACCTTGGGTGCATCTCTCGACTTTTTTCTGTTCTTGAAAAGTCCCATAAGTCCTCCTTAAATAAAAATAAGTCCACGGCTGTCATAGATGGATTCGGCTGTTGTGCCGTTGCGGATAGCTCTGTCCAAAGCCATCACGGTTGCAACCGCTCCGTCTATCTTTTCCGTTGACTTCGATTTGTCCATTTTGATATTGCTCGCTGGGTCCGTTCTCACGCACACGTTGTCCATCATCCAATGCAAGACTGGTTGACCATTGTGGCGGATTTTCTTACCAAGCACCAAGTTCATCAGTTCCTTGGTTGCGGGACTCATATCCTTGAACCCCTGTCCAAACGGAATAACCGTAAAGCCAAGGTTCTCAAGGTTCTGTGTCATCTGAACAGCACCCCATCGGTCAAAGGCGATTTCCTTTATGTTGTACTTCTTCCCTAGCTCGTCTATGAACTGCTCGATAAAGCCGTAGTGAATAACATTGCCTTCGGTGGTTTGTATGAACCCTTGCTGTTCCCAAATGTCGTAAGGCACATGGTCTTTTGCCACACGCTTTTCCAAGTTCTCCTCGGGTATCCAGAAGAACGGCAAGATGTAATAATTCTCATCCGCTTCCGTTGGCGGAAACACCAACACAAACGCCGTAATATCGGTTGAGGACGAAAGGTCAAGTCCGCCGTAGCACACACGCCCTTCCAAGCTCTCGGGCGAGAAATCCGCCTTACAAGCCTCCCACTTTTCCATCGGCATCCAACGCACCGCTTGCTTTACCCATTGGTTCAAACGCAGTTGTCGGAAAGCGTTCTCCTCGGCGGGGTTCTGCCTTGCCGATTCAAACGCTGCTCGTACCTTGTCAATGCCTACCGTTATCCCCAGGCTAGGGTTCGCCTTCTTCCATACTTTTGGATCCGTCCAGTCATCGTTTTCGTCCGCGCCGTATATGACGGGGTAAAAGGTGTGGTCTATCTTTCTGCCTTGAATGATGTCCTTTGCTTTTTGGTGCGTTTCGTAGCAGATGGATTTCGTATCCGTTCCCGCAGTAGTGATTAAGAAATACAGCGGTTGCATACGGGCATCACCAGAACCCTTGGTCATAACATCAAAGAGCTTTCGGTTCGGCTGTGTGTGCAACTCGTCAAACACAACCCCGTGTATATTGAAACCGTGCTTGCTGTACGCTTCCGCTGAAAGAACTTGATAGAAACTGTTCTTCGGCAAGTAAACGATACGCTTGCTTGCGGTCAGTATCTTGCACCGCTTGTTCAGGGCAGGACACATTCGTATCATATCCGCAGCGACTTCAAAGACAATCGATGCTTGCCCTCTGTCCGCCGCACAGCCGTACACTTCGGCTCGTTCTTCGCCATCCCCACAAGTAAGCAAAAGAGCGATGCCTGCCGCCAACTCGCTCTTGCCCATCTTCTTGGGTATTTCTATGTACGCAGTGTTGAACTGCCGATAGCCGTTTGGTTTAAGTATTCCGAAAATGTCTCGGATTATCTGTTCTTGCCAATCGATAAGTTCAAACGGCTCTCCTGCCCACGTGCCTTTCGTATGGCAAAGGCACTGTATAAAATTGACTGCGTAGTCCGCCGCCTCCTTGTTGTAAACGGAGTCCTTGGCTTTGAACTTGGTCGGCACATATTTCTTTAGCTTTCTCAAGTAGCCTTGCCTCCCTTATATTTTTGCAAAAGAAAAAGCCGACCTTTCAGTCGACCTTTCGTTTGGTGTTGTCTGTTTTAAGTTTTCGTCAAACCGCTTCTCGGTACTTGTTGCGTTTGACCTGTCTATCTACTTGCCGTAGATACAAAATCATATCGTGGATACGGAAATCTCCGTTCTCCTCGGCTATCAGCCGCTCTTGCTCCATAAACCTTTTCGCCGTTGGGGAGATGTCCGTGCTTTTCGCTCGAATCACTTTGATAAGCGTTTCGGTTACAACCACCCCATCGAAGTTGGGTTGAACGGCTTCAACGTAGTCGCAAATTGTGTTCCGAATTTCCGCCGCCTTCATCCCTTTGACTTCCTTTGCCTTGTACTGCATTTCTTCACCTCTTGCTTTTATTTTCGTAGTCGGCTACCGCCGCTATGATTTCCGTCTTGGTTTCTTCCGCAACCCCGGCAATGTCCAACGCTTCCCGTGTTCCGCAGAGCGGGCAGATTTCTTGATAGTTGTCAAACCTTGAAATCGCAGGTCGCGCCGTGTAGGTCTTTCCGCACTTGGGGCATACTCTCGTCTGTTCCATTCCGCACCGCCTTAATTGTAATCGCGCAGTACCCAGTCAAGGGCTGCTTGTTCGGTCTTGGTCTTGGGTTTGATGTCCCAACCCCTATCGTAGTTGCACACGCCGTCTATCCACAGCTTGCTTACGTTGCTTTTGTTCAGTCCGTACTCTTCGCTCGGTTCTTCATAGACCTTTGCG